TATAAAAAGATGCTCAGATTCCTTGATGTTGTTCATTCCGGAAAAACGATCTATTTGTATGGTACTCGACATCTAATCACACACCCCTAAAAACAGCATTTAATAGTTGACTTTTATGTTTAAATTCAGTATCATATTACTTGTCGGGCTAAGGTCATTCCTGAAAAGCGGGACCTGGTTGCCCGCCTGCCCGACACCCACCTTCAACCATCACCTTTAACCAGGAGGTTGCATTATGAAACTTGTCGATCTTACCGGTAAAAAATTTGGAAAATTGAGTGTTATTAAACGAGCCCCGGATCTTAGAAGAGGTGTTCCACGATGGGAATGTAAATGTTCTTGTGGAAAACATACTATTTCTTTTGGAGCAGATCTCGTAAATGGACGAACAAAAAGTTGCGGCTGTGCTCGTTTTGAAAAAGTTACTATTGATCTTACTGGTCAAACATTTGGACGATTGACAGTTATTAAAAGAGCCGGAAGCGATAAACACGGACGACCGAAATGGAAGTGCCAATGTTCTTGCGGGAATACTGTAATAGTAGTTGGACGTAACCTTCGTACTAAAAATTCTAAAAGTTGTGGATGCCTTCGTAACGAACACATCAAAAAACTTAAATTTACACATGGTAAATGCAACAGCCCTGAATATTTGTCGTGGGCTGGCATGATAAAACGCTGCAATAATCCTAACAATAAATCGTTTAAAGATTACGGAGGTCGAGGTCTTAAAATTTATCCACAGTGGAAAAAATCTTTCTCGGATTTTTATAAGTACATTGGGCCAAAACCAACACCTAAACACACAATCGAACGTATTAACAATAACCTTGGTTATTTTCCTGGGAATATTAGATGGGCGACAACAAAAGAACAAAATAACAACCGGAGAAGTAATCATGATATAACTTTCAATAACCAAACGATGAATCTTACGCAATGGGCGGCAACCCTTGGAATAAAGAGAAGCACACTTAATTCCCGAATAGTCATTATGGGATGGCCGATAGAAGATGCTTTTTGTAAACCAATTCGTCATCATAAATAACCCTAATCGCAACAACCTAAATCCACATATTTCGTTGATCCGTAGTACATAGGCTCGCTGTCTATTCCAATGAAATCTACAAAATCTTGCATTACTTCAAAGAACTTTGCTGTCCAAATTTTATACCCGACCCCTTGGTTATCTTCACCATCTTCAAGCTCCGAATAGATCTCCTTGGCTACCCAGGACTTGATAAGCCTTGTCGCATATTGATCAGGGATTCCGTCAACCGTGTCGTCATCGTCACTCATATCAACCGGCGCCCGGTAAAAATGGACAGTCAAATCGTATGCTGACGAGGGTATCCCCTGATAATAGAGGTTGTTCCCTTTCAGGCAGACAGACGACACAGACCCCGCTTGTGTCAGGTCTTTTTTTGTTGCGTTTCTGAGAAATAAGGCAAAAGAATAGTAATCGCCACCATCAGGTGGGTGAATCTGGTAACCATTCTCGTCAACCACCATGAATAAGTGCCTCTGGTAATCAGAAGGCATGGCCTTATAAGCGGCATCTGTAGCAGTTTCTACCGTGTCGGTATCGTATAGATCAGGCAGGGGGGGAGAGGTTTGACCGTTCGGCATACGTATCCCCGCGGCAATCGCAGTGACCGCCTCGTTGATCTTTGCCGTAATTCCTGAATAATAAGAACTGTCCTGAAGTAACCCCTGATCACCGGGTGAATCACCGCACAATACAACCTTTAGCGCCGATAACGTAGTTGACATATCTTCCCCTTAGCTCTTTGGAAAACCCCCGGATTGCTCCGGGGGGTTAGAGGGTTAATAAAAGGGGGAGGTATACTATGCTTCACTCGCTGCCAGAGTTACAGCAGCACTTCCGTCATAGTCTATGCTAAGAGCGAGGTTGCCAGCAGAATCAACTTTGTTTAAGATCCCAACCTTGATGACCTGATTTTCCTCATCATCATCGTCAGGGTCAAAAATCAATTCGCCGTTGGTTGTATCCATAACCCCGTCAATCTTCACACCTTCAGCCGTAGCATCGGCAGGGGGAGTAATGGTGCAAACCGCCGTTGTATTTCGGTAAAGGGTGAAAACTTCATCTGCATCGGTTTCCTGGTCATATACAGCACGTACCGCCTTGATATTCCCGCGACAAGGTACTGGGACATAAATATTGTCAGCAGTAGTAGCGGCTACCGGAATAACTACATTTATTAGTTTCATAATAGAAAATCCTCCATTTATGGGGACCCTATAAGGCCCCCGTTTTAGATTTAAGCAGCCGCCGTCACAACACTACTGGGTGACAACGGGATATAGCTCATATACCATGCAATCACGCCGTTCTGTGCCGCAGATCCCAGGAACTGGACAACCCCGGGGGCCAGTAGAAACTCGGTTTCTTCAACGGTAACCGGGTCCATCAGTTGAAATCCCAATCCCGTTGACGGAGTGAAAACGCTGGTCGCTCCGAGACTGAAATAGAATGTCCCGACCGCATTATCATCAATAGCAACCGCGCCCGCATTCAACTCGACCGTTGCTGCCGGAGCCGTAGTGATATGCTGCAATCGTCCATTGGCGGCCCCGCCGACAAGGGTAGTCACCAAACCGACAATCTTACATCGGACCGGCCCGCCCGAAATGGTGAATATGGGGTCCAGGCCACTGAGAACGGCGCCATCAGTTTTTACGACGCACTGAGGCAACGCCGCCAGAGTGGCTGGCAGGGTCGTTCCCGTATCGACTTCGATTGCATCAATGGAGGCCTGCGTGGCTGTCAGGAGATTCACGCCGGTCGCTCCGGTCAAGATATCCAGATCCGCCTGTGCAGTTGCAATAAGATCCGGGATGGTTGTCTCGGTATCCGTCTCGATCGCATCGATAGACGCCTGAGTAGCCGTCAGGAGATTGACCCCGGTTGCTCCGGTCAGGATATCCAGGTCCGCTTGCGCGGTGGCAATGAGGTCGGGAATAGTTGTTTCAGTGTCGGTTTCAATCGCATCGATGGAAGCCTGAGTGGCGGTAAGAAGATTAACTCCTGTCGCACCCGTGATGATATCAAGATCTGCTTGGGCAGTGGCGATAAGATCCGGAATGGTCGTTTCGGTGTCAGTCTCTATGGCATCGATCGAGGCTTGAGTAGCGGTAAGAAGATTGACCCCGGTCGCACCCGTGATAATGTCCAAATCCGCCTGCGCGGTTGAAACAGCGGCGGCAATGGCAGAAGCGTCATCGGAAGCCAGGGCCGAATTATCCCCGCCGGAGAAATTGGAGTTCGAGTTGCCATCCCATCCACGAACGGACCACGTACCATTGCCCTCCGTATCAACGACATTCTTGGTCAGGCTGGTCCCCTCATTGTAAAACAGGCCTGTGATATCGATATCGTGACAGGCCGTGGTGATGAAATTGACGACAGCCGTTGACGCCACACCATAGAAATCCACATAAATTCTTGCGGTATCGCAACCGACAAGCTGAATCGGCGCCACACAGGCGTTCCCAGCGATAAAACCCCGGTATTTCAGATCGATGACAAGATTATCCGCATCAGCCGTCGTGAGAATGGCAGTCACGCATTCGACGGTTGCGCTGGCATCCTGCACCTCGACATCAATCACGCAATCGGCCGCGCTGACCACAATAGGTGAAGCTACTGAGTCAATAGATGGTTTGATGAGTAGGTTTTTAACGACAATAGAGGCCGCGGCCACGGTCATAGTGGCATCAACAGCACTAAAGGTAAATGTAGGTCTATCCCCACCCTCTCCTAAACCGATAATGCTGATCCCCTCTACATCGGCATCAACACCACTCGCCGCTGATACAGTCTCAGCATGGCCGGGAAGAACGTAAATGATATCGCCTTGATTGGCAGTACAAAGACCGATAGCGTAATCCAGTGTTGCTACAGAGGTCTCTGGACTTTGACCAGCCCTGCCATCATCCCCATTGTTACTATCTACATAGTAGACGTCCCCAACACCCCGCGCCTGTAGCGCAAAGTCAGTAATGGGGCGTGTTGCCTTGTTTCCAAGGACTGTTAAAACTCGTTCAGTCATGATTATTCTCCTTATTGGGGGCTCTCAAATTACAGCCCCCCCGCGTTTAAGGATTTAAGTTTATACTGGTTCAGTTAATCCGGTATGTCGGACGTTCATCTGCCTGTTGTTGCAAAACAGGTTACCTCTCCAACGAGTATTGGCCGATATAGTATCCGGCTGCCCGCCCTCTTTCTTTGCCACCCATTCAGGCGTGGTAAAGTTGTAGTCCTTATGGGACCGCAACGAGAGAGACCTTAAATTAAGGGCATCAAGGTAGGTCGTCAGGGAATTATCCGTGTAATACGGATCACCTACAATCGGCGCACCCTTGTGGCTGACATTCGCCCATCCGGCTTCAAGGGTAGGTTCATGCGCATACCGCTGCTGAGGATGAAGTGACCGTTCGTACCCATCCACCAAAGCCTGAGTGGTCACACAGAAATTCGGCATTACCTCTTTGTGATGACCAAAACCTGGCTGCCTGAATATCTTCTGCATTACCTCAAACGAAATAGCTTCGGATGTGGTAATGACATTGGCTTTCCACTGGCTGATATCATCTTCTGCAATCGACCCATATTCTGTGGACGTGGTGGTATTGTACAGATCACCTAATCCATTAATACAGTCCGAATCAGAAGCAGCCGCTATGACCTGATCGGCCATATCCTTGCGGATAGCGATTTTGATGTCTGCCATATACCCCTTAGTAAGGTCAATAATGGCCTCTTTACCCGTGTTCTTGGTCAGGTCGTCAAGGTTAAGGGTATTAGACCCGTAGGCACCTGCCCACCTGAACCGGGCCGCGTCCATCAGGTCTTTTTTAGACTGTTCGATGACAGTATCTTTGCCGTACTGTCCGTGGTTAGAAAGTTGATATTTAAGAGGCACCTTGATCATAGAGCCACCATCAACGGTTTCATGGGGTTTCACTTCCCAGTTACCGCGCTTTATGGCCCTCTGCATCAATGCCCACAACAGGGCAGATGCCTTATTCAAAATGTCTTCCGGGGTAACCTGATACCAGAAAACTTCAGTAGTCGCATTTAACTGATTAATTACACTCATCGTGATATCCTCCTATGCTGTCAGGCCACTTTATCTATCGCGTCCCACATTGCTTGATCCAACTCTGAACCTGTCAGCTTTTTTTGTTTGGTTTTTTGTTGTGCAGCACTCTGCCCTTTAGTGACAACACGGCCCGATTCTTCCTCACCCTGTTTCAGATCTAAAAGACGTTGTAGTTCTGCATTTTGTTCCTCTAATTCCTGCGCCCTCGTTTGGGCGTCATCCCTTTGGATTTCCCGGAAAGCAACAAGCTCATCTGACATGCCAGTGGGATCGTTAGCCATATATTCCTGGATACGCACTTGCATTTCAGGAGTTTTGAACTCCGGGTTCTGTTGATAAAAGTTTTTGTGCATGTCCTGAACATCACGTTCATTTAATACTTTGGAAAACTCTGATTGTGCCGCCTCAATAGCATTCCTGGCGCCTTGTTCCGAACCGGCTGTCATAGCAATCTTGGCTATCTGCCCTGTATATTTCGCGAGTTCTTTCGTGTAACCCACGTCATCAGGGTCTAATCCCTCAATTTTTTCCTGGATCTTCTGGATATCCTTGCCGTAATCAGGAAGGGGTTCGGGTTCAGCCTTTTTTGTTTCAGTAGTAGGCTCACCCTTATCAGCGAGGGCCTTCTCATATAACGCAATCTGCTTTTCAAGGAGCCCTATTTTGCTGCCATGTTCCCCTAACTTGCTTTGAAGGTTCGTTAGCCCTTTTTCAGCCTCTTCCCGGGTTTTATAGTCCCCGAGGTACGGTTCTTCAGTGGTTTCCTGTTCCGTGTTGTCCGTCTGCACATTTTCCTTTGACATTTTGCTGCTCCTTTTCTGAGCCGTCTGCCTTGGAGTTGTCCTTGTAAGTAGGCTCCATAAAAACGGTTACCCCAGATCTTAAATTGTTCATAAAAAAAGCCCGAAACCACAGGCACCATTTTGGTGTTATCCTGCAATTTCGGGCTTGGTAAGTGCCCCTATATCAGGGGGGTTACTGAATCCGAATAATTAGCTTACGTCATGTTCTATCCTAACTTTTCTGATCCCTCCTTCGTGAAAGTGTATGTGGACAATGCCGCTGAACTTGTGCCTTATCCACTGTCTTATGTTTTTTAAAAGATTGTCGGGGCTCATCCCTTACACACCATTTGGTGGTCCTTTAGATACTGTTTATACTGCCCCCTGGTCTCTAACATCGGTTCCCCATTAGCTTGCAACACCTTCAAGGCCGATGGAAGCCATGGGACGTCAATAATACTGTCGCACTGTACCCCGCCATGGCCAAAGGTTATGATCTTTTGAGCTTCCCCGTTGCATTGGGTACATTTAATGCTTTGAGGGAAATCCGACATCGGAAATACCCTGTCTTGGATCTCACCGCACTCAGGACATTGATAGGTATATAATGGCATCAGCTTCCTCGATTTGGCAAGACAAGCCCGGGTTTCGGTTGAATAATCGGGGAAGCCTTCTCCTGCTCTTGTGCGTAATAACCCGCCAGAGCATTTAAACCTTTGCTCAAAGTTTGCATAACAAAGGCCGCATTGGCAATAGGCCCCGATACACTCACATGGCCATCACTAAGGATATCGAATCTAATAGAGTTAAGTACCTTCGGTCCCTGTTGCTCTTGCCTTTCTTCTTTTATCCGTGCTGCTTTTCCCATCTATCCCCCTCTCACTTCTGCCGGTGGCTGTTGCGTTTTAGGTGTCCCAGGTTTAGCAGTCTTAGGACTTGTATTCGCTGCTGATCCTTGAGACGTTTGCCCACCTTGGGAGACCTGCCCCCCTTGCGATAACTGTTGTTGTGCTTGTTCGATAAACTGTTGAACCTCCATAACCGCCTCTTCAGGCATACCCATATCCAGAAGATACTGAAGAAGCTGTTCAAATACAGGGGCCTGCATCCGCATCAGGATAGCTTTCCAGTTTGGATAATTAACCGCTTCCAGGCGCCCCTGTTGGTCAATATTGCCTTCCTCAAATAGTTGTTGCGACAATTCCTGGACCTGGAGGCTTGTCCTTGGCGTTGTAGATCCAGACTCTACAACATAGGAAAACTTACGTCCTGCATAGTTTGATCCGATAAATTTAGTTGCCTGTCCACCAACATCTACAAGTTCGGCCTGATACCCAAAGTTTTGCCATAGCCCAATAGCCCACCTGCTTCGTTGCTCTGCAATGTTGTCA